TGTTGGGATGGTCGTGTATATAAGGAACCTCCTTAATTACCCATTCCCTTGCGTTGTATGCATTCTCTGCATATACTCCAACATCCTGTAAGTGTTGCTCACTATCCATGTATCTAACTGTATACCCTGCCATAATTAGTAGCCCTGAATACAGTTTTATTTATAAGTAATATTACTCAATGTCGTGTTGAGTTGAAGACGCTGTTCTTATCTCCTGACGCTTCTTTTTAAAGTCAACTTGATCCAGCAGCCTTTGTGTTGCAGCCAGACGTTTTGCCTTTTCTTTTGGACTTTCCTGCCGTTCCATAGTTCTCGATGAATTGCGTATAAGTCAACGGTGGTTTGACCATTTCCTTTTGGGCTAACTTATTAGCCGTAGCATACATCACTTCCTTATCTCGTTTACCATAAAGTCTTTTCCAGTCAGAGGAACGTTTCTTCATTCCTCTAACAATATACTCTGCCTTTTGATTTACTAAAGGCATCTTAGCCGCCTACTACTTGAACTTCTTCAACTATTATTGCTTGTCCACCAGCAGTTATTTTAACTGCTCTCTGTACAATTGCTTGGTTACCAGAGTATGCATAGCTATAGTCAGCACTAGCTGATGAAGAGTCTATATCTGTACTTATTGTAGTATCTGTTGCGGCTGTTATCTTTTTACCAGCAGTTCCTGCTGATAAGAAATTACTGTCAATAGCAGGGGAAGTGCTGTTATCCACCACAGCGATATAATCTCCTGCTGAAAAAGGATGTGTTGCAGACCTTTCTCCAAGATTAGTTCCTAACTGATAATCTGCTGTTGAATCATCAACTGCTTTTTGTATTCTTGCTTGTCCAGGCTTAGCATTACCCTTTAAAAGTACTGGGGAGTTTGCAAAAACTTGGATAACTGGGCCAGCACCAAACTGAACTGTAGATGCTGCTGTAGCACTAACTCTATAAAATCCAGTCTGGACAACTTGATACTCTGATCCAGATGCACTTATGGAATTTGTGCTTAATACGTTAAGGACTGTCATGTCGGGTCTATGTAGATTCGGTATTATTTATGTCTTTTTGCTTCTTCAACATCTTTTGTAGGTCTGCTGTGCTTCCTACAAACATAGTATTATTAACTGTAGATGGTCCTTTCTTCTCTTCTTTATCCAATTCTTTCATCTTTCCTTGCAGGTCAATTAACTTGTCAGTTACATCTCCCACTGCTTTGATTGTCGTTGCAGCAACTTCATAAGCACGAGGATGATCTGACGCTCGTGCCACATCAAGTATACCATCTACTGCCTCCTGTCCTTTCATTACAAGATTATGTAGTTGAGCACGACTCATCTCATAGTCTTGCTTTATATCTAATTGCTCACTCTTCTTTAGTGTTGGTTTAACAGACTCAACATGCTTCTGCAATTCAGAAGGCTCACTACCAAACACTTTATCTAAACCATCGAAAGTTGCCATAATTAAATTGCCTCATCAGCACCACTTACAGGATTACGTTTCTTCATGTCGGTGAAGTCAGAATACAATTCTCCGAATCCAAAATCGTCATCACTATCTATAGTTGCATGATCTGCTTCATCGATTTCAAGTATTCCTGAACCTGCAACGTGTCCAGCAATGGTACTTCCATTCCATCCACGTTTAACATGTAGTGTAGTACCTACAATTCTATCGATACGCATTACCTCAGTATCAATTTGAATGTTGGTATTCTCTGCCAGACTTGATACATCTCCAACTGCAAAGATACCATCGTTGATATCCATAGCATTGGTAAGTGTAGTGACTGCTGCACCAGTAACGTTGGTCAAAGCAACTGGAGTTGCCTGATAACGTACCTGTCTTGGTGCAGAAGTTGTGCTTGTAGATGTATAGTAATCTGTAATTGCTTTCTTGATAATCTTGCTGTCTGTAACAGGACCGTATAGGTATGTCTTAGCAGTAAATTGAAGAGTCCAAATGATTGCTCTTCTAGTAGCAAAATCACCTTCGTAATCATCCTCATAGTCTACACTGTTTAGTGTGACTGGACAATCTTTAATTTCATTGACGTTAGTCAGTAACTTGATAGACAAGTTATAGTGTGGTTGGAAGTAAGGTAATACTTGCTCAATAATCTGCAAACCATCTTCCTGATTCTTTGATATGATTGCCATTTCAAATCCTACATTGTAGGGTACTGGCATGAATGTATTCTTATTCTTAGTAGCATCACTAGCAATCTTAATCTTTTGAGTAGGTGCTACCTTCCTTGAAGGATCATAGGTTATTCCATTCATCTCGAATGAAATTCTAGGAAGAGTAATCTGTACCCTCTTGTTGGTAGGGTCAGGCATTTGCTCTAACCTTGCCAAGAATTTTTGCTTAGGACCATATGCCAAAGGCACTTTCATTACTTCGTTTGCTCTCCTCAATTCGATGTTATTAAACATCGTACCAAAGGCAACGACAGTCTTCCTAAAAATTTCGTGATAACTATAAGTGCCTAACATTAGATTGTAGTATCAGTAAGTTGACCAACAGAACCAAATGGATTTGTCTCAGAGAAGTCGAGTATATCGTTATCTCCAATTTCGTAATCGTTATTTTGGTCGTATTCTGAGTTGGTATTATTTATCGTGTTGTATGAAGCAGTTGTCCAAGACGCACTTGACGACCCACCTGTAACAGTTTCAGGCACTTGGAAAGTACCAGACCTGTTGATAACAATAAGAGTGCGTGTGGCACTATCCCAAGACTTAACCTCAGCAGTAACATTAGATGTACCACCAGTAACAGTCTCACCAACAGTGAAGTCACCAGACCCACCTGCTACGAGACCAACCGTTATTGCGTTAGCAAAGGCATTCTCGATAGCATCAATCTCAGCAATACCAGTATCAAGTTGCTCATCAGCGTATTCAAATAGCTCACACTGACATTCCCAAACATATCCTTTTCCTAGTTGGTAGAATGGTTTCTCTACTTCTACAAACTGTATCTCAAACAAATGATTAGTTACAGGGAAGTATATTAAATCCCCCTCGTTTGGTCGTCCCTCGACATTAAGTGTAACATTGTCGTCAACTTTCTCTTTAAACTTTTTACGGGATAAGATAAACGTCGTCTTATCTTCGACTCGTACGCCAAATTTGCTAAGAAGTTCGCCTTGTCCTTCCCATCCTTCGACATTATTAACATATGCTCGGATTGGGTAGTTGGTCGAAAAAGTGCTGTTATCAACTTCATCTAGTATAGTGTCCCTATTAATGTAAGTCCTAGGTAGATAATACACGTTTTGGCCATAAATTTCAATAGTCTCAACTATAAGACTTTCTATAAATCCCTGCTCTTGTGCAGACCCATTGATATTAACCCGACATGCACTACTGTAATCGGACTGGACACATGCATTTGCTGGAGAATTACTGTATGCCATATTAACCTATTAAATCCATAGGAGGTATCTCATAACGATCTCTAAGTTCTACTTCTAAATCTGTTTTAAATTTAGATGCATCTTCGAGTATTTGACGACCATTGAGTGTCACTCCACCCAACATCTGTATACCGTCATACTTACTTAGGTTCCTTCCCCACTGTTGTTGGAATAATGCTTCAATATAATCCTTTAACCAGTTATCATTATACATGTCAGTATATGTTTCTGGGTCTTGACGCATCTTCATATCAACCATTATGTAATCCCCTGCTTGGAGGTTTTCCCAATCGAAATCAAGATACAAGTTATTGTTATGCTCATTCCATCTAACTCTTCTATTTGCTTGAGAGTTAGTAATCCAATCTAATGTTTCAAGATATTGGGATGTCATAAAGTAATGTAATATCTGACCATGAGTCATGGCATAGATATCATTCAAAAAGATTTGATATTTAATATTGAAAATGTTTCCAGGTACAACACTAGATGCTCCTATACCTGTGAATACTTGATTAATACCTAAAACTCCTGGAGGAGTTGATATGTAATTCTTTTGTTTGTACCATGGAGTAGACCCTTCTTGGTCCCACTCTTGTGCAGCAGTCTTAATTGCATCAGTAACTTCTACTCTCATGAAAGTATCATAACTTCCATTGAAGTGATACTCCTGATAGTAGTCAATTGCTTCTTCTACCAAGTCATCCAATTGCTCATCACACACGTTGATATCAATCGCAGGATAACCTAATCTGCGAAGTGCATACAGTTTTATTTCTGCCTTAGTGGCTGGTCTTGTAGCGGACATTTATTTTAAGCGAATGAGGAAATTGTCAAGTTAGTTACATCATTAGCACCAACGGTTTCTCCTTTCTTGAAGAATCCATCTACATTATCAACTGTAATTGCATTAGTGCCAAGGGCAGTAATAACTCCAGTTGTACCAGATGTGCTTCCTGTTACAGTTGCACCGACTTCCATTGTTGTGATGTCAGAAAGTGCGAAGGTAGCATTAACAAATACGGTAGCAATGTCAATAG